TTATATATTTTTCAAATATTCTTCTAACTCTGATAATTTTATCTTTTTAGTTAAGTTAGAAATATACACATCATTAGAGTAATTAAATACTAAAAAAGTAATATTCTTAATAATCACTCTATGTGGCTCAATATATGTAAGATTAGTTCTCTCTAATTTTCTAATGCTACCATTGATAAAAATAGGAGTAACTTTAGAAAACTCACATATAAACTCTATCCTTTGTTTTAGACATTCCTCAAATTCTAATTCTTGCTTAATTATCTTAACCATAAAAATAATCCTCCTTTCTGTTGGAAGATTTTTTCATAAACAAAAAAATCAACCATTTTACTGATTGATTTTCATATCTATCTGTTCTATAAAGTTCGAACAGATACGTCGTTGGAGCTTGCAACGGGAATTGAACCCGTGACCTCAGCCTTACCAAGGGCACAATCATAATGTACAAACTCTTGTGTTTTCAATATATTTTATTTTTGTTACATTGTTTTGACCACTTTTTTGACCACTCTTTAATTTGTTTTTTTGTTTCTACTATTTATATTATATTGGCTCCTTAATATAATTATAGCATATTATGTAAAACATTTGTGTCGAAAGCTGTCGAATATCAATAATCCTTAACTTTTTAATATTTTTTCAAAAAAGTATTGACATATACGTATATACGTAGTATAATAATTATAGTTAAGGAGGTGGAACATATGCTTAGATTTCTATTAAAGAAAATAAAAGATAGAAAAAGAATTAAAGAAAATCGTCGTCAAACAGCTTCTATAATTCAATCACTATCTTAAAGCAATGAGGAGTTTATCTCCTCTTGCTTACTAAATTATATATTATAATATTTTAAAAATCAAGAGGGGTGATTCTAATGCCTAGAGATTATAAAAAAGAATGGGAAAAAGAAAAAGAAACAAAAGTTACTAGATTAATAAAAATTGATAAAGAACTTTTTACAGAGTTTTCAGAAAAATTAAAAAAAGAAAATAAAAGTATTAATGGCTTTATGAATGAACAAATTAAAAAATATTTAAAGAGGTAGACTAGAATTAACTAATCTACCTTTTTTTGAAATTTTACAAAACTTCTTACACATAATAAACACATTCCTGTTCGAACATTTCAGAATAGTTTTCTTTTGTTAAATTAATGTTTCTACCGTTAAAGCAAAAGCTAATGCTGATATAATCATTCAACAATTCTTTTACTTCTTCAAAACATCTCTTTTCATCTCCAACCCCTTTAGGTTCTAGCCGAAGTGTTTTACCTGTATTTTCTACTATAACAAAATTCTCCATATGATTTCTCCTTTTTTATGCGTTATACACTAAACTACAATTATATTATAATTTACATAATCGTCTAAAACAATGGAAATTTTTGTATTTACAATATATCTATATGTACTACATTTTTCATATTAGTGTTATTAGTATAAGTATATCTTGCTCTACCACTTGCTACATACTCTTTACATTTCGCAAGTACTTGTGCTTTGTCTATATTTTTTACTTTTATGTCTGACGCTTTTCCTGAAATATGTCTTGAATTAGATACTGAACCTGTTTGTTTAGCATTATGCTTTGCACATCTACAACCACTTGTTACGATAACAGGTTGTCCAAAATACTCTCTTATTTCGTCTAATATTTTAACTAGATTTAAGTTTATACTGTTAAATCCACACCCACATTTACAGGCAAATTCTGACTGTTTGAAGTGTTTTATATCGTTCCAAGATAAATTTTGATTATCTCTTGCATTTACTGTCTGAGTTCCTGCTATACCGTCTGCTGTTACACCTAGTTTTACTTGCTCTGCTCTTATAACTTCAATTAATTTTGCGTCCGTTTTTGCTCCGTATATTCCATCTACTACTAATCCATAATCTTTTTGAAATGCTTCATATGCTGATATAGTTCCATTTCCTACTATTCCGTCAATATTTCCTCCATAGTAACCTAAGAATTTTAAATTCATTTGTCTTTGTTTGATATTTAACATATTATTTTTCCTCCTCATTCTTAATATTTTCGCTTGTACTGTCTTTTTTGGTAAAGTAATATGTGATTATAGAACCTGATATTGCCATGAATGCTCCTACGTCTATAATTCCCTTAAAAGTTAATACACACACTGTAATTATTACTGATAAGCTTAATATCGTTTTCACTTTGAATAAATCTGCAAGATTTTCTAATAATTTCTTCCCTGCTTGTTTCATAACTTTATTTTCCTTTCTATCTATAAAAATTTTGATATTCCTAAGACGCTTGCAACTATTGTTAAAATAGCCACAAGCACCCAAGATAATATTTGTTTTTTTGATGTTCTCCAATTTTCTGCGTCTTTTAGCACTGTTTCTTTTTCTATCTTACTGTCTAATTTTTCATACTTTTTTTCTAGTTCATTATACTTTTCTTTTAGTATTTCTGTTTCTTTGTTATTTGCTGTGTTACTTCTCATTATAGCTTCTTTAAAGTTTATACTTGTTGCTTTTAAGTCTTCTGCTATATTCTTTATTTGTTCTATTGTTATTGATAAAGACTTGTCTATACTATTAATAACTTGCTCATTTTTATCAAGTCTTTTCTCTGCTTCATTAAGTCTTTTTGTGTTTGATTTTGTTCGTTCTTCTAATGCAATTAGTCGTTCTAGTATTTCCATCTACTATTCCTCCTCTAAATATTCCTGCATTTCTGGATATTTTTCAAGTACTTGTTCTTTTGTTAATCTGTTTAGACTAATTTGCATTTTTAAATATCTTTTTAAATTTTCACTCATGTACTTTTCCTCCTTTAAAATCCTAGTGACATATTTATCATGTCTTCTGTTAGTGCTATTCTTTCTTCTATTAATTTTAGTCTTGCTTCTATTGGTTCTTCTGACTCTACATAGTTTTCATTTACATAAAAACCATTTTCTTCTGTGTAGCAATATTTTGCTACTTCTATATTTTCTGGTATTTCTTCTACCTCAAATACATTTATCTTCTCATCTGGTCCATATGCAATTGCACGATCATCATCTACATTAATATTTCTATGCTCCTCATCTAATTCATAAGTATTAGATATTTCTATAATTTCATTTTCTTTGTTTGTTAAAACAAATTTCATTTTAAATCATTCCTTTCTAATTAATCAAAAATTGGAGTTTCTGTTTCTGTAAGTGTTATCTCTACTCCTCCATTTAATTGTTCTGTATAAAACTTCGAACTTCTTGTTATTTGTTTTTGGATAGGAGAAGCATATACTGTAGTATTTTGTGGGGCTGTTGCAGAAGAAGCATATAATTTGGGGGAAAATTCCCAACCAAATTTCCACCCAGTCCAAGCAACTGCTGTATCTTCTTTATAATGTATAAAAAACTTAAATTCATAAACAATTCCTCCTATTTCTAAACTTTTAACAGAGGAATAAACTCTTGTATTTCCGTCCAAAACTTTTCTATGAGTTAATATTACATTGTTCCATGTAACACTCTTTCCTTCTGCTGTTACGCTAGCATTAAACGAACACATAAATGTTTCGTCTGGTTTCTTTACTTGTACTATTTCTCCTGCTTGTCCATCTGTTATTGCTATTCCGTTTATTTGTTCTGTTGATGATGTTATTGTTTTTACTAGGTTTGCTAGATAGCTTAAGACTGCAACATACAAATCACAAGTAGAACTATAACTGTGACTTATAAGCACATCATTTTCGCTTAATGCTACTGCTGATATTAGATATACTGAATAGCTTATCGGAGTTAATTGTACATCATTTTCTCTTGTAATTATTGTATTATTCACATTACATAATACAGCACATAAATAATAATTATTATTCCCATGTATTATCTGCACTTTACTTTCATTTAGTGCTACTGCTGATATTATTGTACCAGTGTTAGAGCTTAACCCTAAGTCTAGGTCTCTTTCTACTGTTAAAACTGTATTATTTATTGATACTAGTGAAATGTATAATACCAGATTAGAGCCACTACTGTGTGCAATAATCACTTTATTTTCTTTTAATTTTACTGCTGATATTGCTTTTCCCGAATTAACAGTATTAGACAATTGTGTATCCATTCCTTTCGTTATAGATGTTCCTGAAACATTTATGATTATTGAGTATAGCAGTAGGTTCGATGTATACGAGTGTGCTATATATACTTTATTTTCAGATACTTTTATCGCCGATATTATATTTCCTGCGTAGTTGTTAGTAATTGTAGTATCAGAACCTTTGCTTATAGTAGTACCGTCTATAGTACAAATTAGTATAGCTAATCCATAACCAGAAACAGTGCTGTAAGAATGAGCTATAAGCACTTTACTTTCGCTTAATGCTATTGCTGATATCACACGTCCAGTGTCTACCGATAAGCCGAAACCAGTATCTGTTCCCGTTGTTATAACTGTTCCACTTATCGTACAAGCTACTGCTCTTAAAACATAATCACTGCTACTATAAGAGTGCGCTATAAGTACCTTATTTTCACTTAATGCTACTGCTGATATTACTCTTCCTGTATTACTTGTCGAACTTATTACTGTATCTGTTCCAACTGTTATTTTACCTTTATCTATTATACATACAATTCCATACAGATAATAATTATTACCATATGAATGAGCAATGAATACTTTATTCTTATCTAAAGCCACTGCTGAAATTATTCTTCCCGACATTGTTGTAGTATTTATAGCTGTATCTTTAATTTCATCAGTCTCACTATAATCAGTCAAAAACCTCACAAAATCCCCAGCATTTACAATACCTTGTGCCTTAGCTTCTTCTGTAATTCCTTTTATGAAGTCTTCTATGTTTGTACCGACTTAGATTATTTTTACATAGCATTATGTATCGCCTCCTTCGCTTTCTTGTACCGTTCTAATCAACACTATGTCTAAACTTACATTTTGCGTTACTTGCTTTGATGTTCTTATTATTAATTGTCCGTTTTCTGTAGTAGAACCATCAGTATCTTTAATTTTACTTTTATCTTCTTCATGTATTAGTAGATTAGCAAAATCATTCTCTGTTATACTACTATCTTCTATTATGTATTCATATTTATTTGTTGTAGTGTTTAGTGTCCAGTTTGTAGATAAGAGTGTTAGAATTTTGCGACGGGGGGTGTCTGCTTTTGTGTTTAAATTTTCTTTTATGTTGTTAATTTCTGTCTGTAGTTTGGTTGCAATATTCTCATCTAATAGATTCTTTAAATTTTCAAACCAGTTTTCAAAATCTTCTCTTGATGTATTGTAAAAGTTCTCATAAGCTGTTTCCCATTGCAAGAAAAGCGTTGAAGTATCTACCTGTTTTATCAGGCTTGTAATCCACGGACATTCACTAGAACCTCTCAAATCATATATTAAGTCTTGTCCAATAAAGACAGTACTAGGTGCTACTCTTATGTTTGCTATTCTTTTTTCTATTATATTTTCTATATTATTTATGATGGGTGGTTCAGCATTGCTGTTTGGTTCTCCTTCTCTATAGACAACATTACATATTCTTCCATTTTGAGTATTATCTACTTGTATAATAATACTGTCTATCCTCGGCACAATAGATGTATTGTTTGCCACTGTTATTGCTAAGTCCGATGGATTTTCGAACCATTTTTCCCCAAGTAATCCATCTCCAGCTTTTACTATTATATTCATTCCATCATCTGCTGATAAAACTTGTAAATCAGTTGAGGGAGTTCCTTGAGGTGTTGCAAATATTCCTTCACTTATTATTCGCTTGTAAGGTCTATTCATTTCTTCTGCATTATATTTTCTATCTCCAGCTATCGAATTAAAAAATCCACCTTTTATTGGATATTTTTGTTCTGACATATTACTTATCCTCCATATATTCAAATTTCGGTTGCACCGAGTATCCGTTTTCATCGTCTACTTCTATTATTTCTGTAATTCTTACTTTTTTTTCAATTCCATACCCATTTCTAACTGTTACTATATCTCCGAAGAAAATAGTCTTTTTTATATTCAAATGTTGTTGAAGGCTCTATCTCTCCTTCAAAACTCTCTGTTGCTCCATATTCTGATAGTTTTTCATATCCCTTATTTAAAAGATATGTAGAATATACTATATCTTTTAGTACAACATTACTACCATCTTCGGGTGCAGAGTTTTCTAATTCTGCAATTGCTATGTTGTGTATTCTATAATATTTATTTTCTATTTCTTCTCCATTTGGATATTGTTCTTTTAATCTTAAAAGTTGGTTATCATCTATTATTTCAATGTCTATGTAATTCATTTTATATATAGCAGTATCTCCTAAGGTTTCAATTTTCCCTTGTCCTCCGTTTTTTGTTAGAGGATACATCTTAGTTAATTCTTCAAAAGTTATGCTCTTAGAAATGTCTTTTGCGTCAACGAATGTTTCGTATCTATCGTTTCCTATTCCTTGTCCTGCTACTTCTTTCGAACGTTTTGAACCTTCTCCTTCTCCTCCGATTAATGCTACATTTTTGATGTTTGTTTTATCACTTGTATATTTTGTCGATTGTAAGTTTTCAAAGTCCGAAGAAAATACTACTTTATCACTTCTATCTTCTCCTTTGTATAGAGAAAAATAAAAATTTCCATCTTTTACTTTTATTCTGTATCCCCATTCGAATTTTTTGCATATTTCTTGTATTTTTTTTTCTATATCTGTGTATGTTGTTTGACCTGTCATTGTCTCTATAAAACCTTGTTTATTATCTAGTAGCAATTTTGCTTTTCCATTTTTGTTTTGAAATTTACGGTCTTGTATTTCTGTGTTTATAAAGTTTTTAATAACTAAATCATAAATGCAGTCCTCTGCTTTTCCATTAATATTAGTCTGCTTCCAAACAACTCTTTGACTAAGAATATCTTTACTATCATAACCTGTAATTGTTAAATAGTCTCCATTTTCAGCGTCAGTAACAATTTCTATATATTTAATCTTACAAGCCATATTATCATCATCTGTTCTTATTAAGTAATAATCTTGTTTTAACAATTCTACATTTTCTTTATTTGCTTCAATATATATTTCACAGTCTCCATCGCTGTCATATCTATTTGCCCAAATTAGAGATGAATAACAATCTACTATTCCTATAATTTCTAAATCTTCATTTAATACATACAAATCAATCATTTCTAAGCACCTCCGTATAAAGTATTTCGTTTAAATACAATATGAACAAAACTGTCATTTTCTCCATCATCTGCTAGATAACTGAAAAAGTTATCTCCTATATTTAATCTAAAGAATGTAGAACCTTTTTCTATTGCTGAAAATATATTTATAGTTTCTGCATTTCTTATTAATTTAATTGATTTATGACCTTTGTTTGTGTTTATTGTTACTTTGTCATTAGATTGGAATTGATAGTTTAAAGTAAGCGTTTCTCCTGTCGATGTGTTCTTTATTAAAAGTTTTTCTATATGCGAATATATATCAATGTCTACTATTACTCCTGTGTCCATTTCGGAACTATTGTGTACATTAGTTATTTTTGATGTATCTAATGTTGAAAATTCAATTCCGTCTTCATCTATTGAAAACGGAAATTCAAACTTTGATAGTATTTTTGATATATCATCTATAATTTCTTGTACATCTTTAAAGTATGGTTCTGGACATAAAAGCGAAATTTGCATTACTTCCTTGTTGGTAAATAAATCGCATTCTACATTTTCTGTATATGCTTCTATAAATACATTTCTACTACTATTCTTATAGTAAAACTTACACCATTCCTTTGGTCTAAAGAATGAATATAGTCTTATTCGATTTTTTTCTACATCTCCATTTAATTTTACAGTAATTACTATGTTTCTTTCATTTAATGTAGATGAGTTAAACTTTTTTCCATCCAATGTAGCCATCTTTGTAGTATTTATTTGAGCCTTAGGAGGATTTAAGCCTGTTATTTTAAGTACTTGAAAATTATCTTCATTTTGTGTTAGTGTTAATATATTGTTCCTAGTATTTTCTACTTTACATATAAACATCTTTATCCTCCCTTGTATTCTAGTAAATTTTTTGTTTGTCTATATATTTCAATTCTTGATAATTGCTTTGGTGCATTTATTATTTGAGTGAAATTGCTTGAGTTAGTAATTGAGTTAGATGTACTTGTAATATTGTCTTTAGCATTAAATAGCTGACTTTTTAATTCGCTTGCTATACTCTTTACCCAAGGCTTACTTTTGTCTAGTGGTACAACTGCCTCATTTCCTTTACCTTCAAGTAAGTATTGGTGTCCTTTTTTTGCTAAACCAATACCATGCTCTAGTTCTGGAATTTGAGGTACAGATATTCTGCTTACTAATCCAGAGAATGGTTTTGCTCCTGCAATATCTATACTTTGTATCTTGTCTAATGCTCTATTTATTCCATCAAATGGAATTGCTACTATTTTATTTATTCCTCTAATTATTCCATTTACAACCGTTTTAAAAGCGTTTACAATTCCTTCTTTTATTCCATCAAATATCTTTCCACCAACAGAGAATACATCTTTAACTTTTTGCCACGCACTTTGGAACGTATTTTTAAAGAAATTTGCAACTGTTGAAAATACAGTCTTTATGCCTTCCCACGCATTTGATGCACCATTTTTTAATGTCTCCCATAAACTAACAAATGTATTTTTTACAGGTTCTATAATAGTTTCGCTAAACCAGGTTGAAACAATATTCCAGATTTCTTTTATACCTTCCCATGTTGCTGTCGCTTTTTCTTGTATTCCATTCCATAAGTCCGTAAAAAATGTTTTTACTGGGGTAATTATGGTTTCATTAAACCAGCTACTTACCACCGTCCATACTGACACTATAAAATTCCAAGCATTTTGTGCTGTAGTTGATACTGTGTTCCATAAACTTGTAAAGAAGTTTGTTAAAGGTTGTACTATATGTTCATTAAACCAATCTGATACAATTCCCCAAACTAAAACAATTGCATTCCAACAACCTTGTGCTAATTCTGCTATCACTTTAAATACACTTGATATGTAATCCCACATACTCTTAAATAGATTTGTAAACCATTCTACCAGAGGACTAAAGAAGTTTTTAATTGGTTCTACTACATTAGTGTTAAACCATTCTGAAACTGTTGACCATAAAGAACATATACCTTCCCAAATTCTTTTAAAAAATTCGCCTACTGGTGCAAATGCGTTTGCTACCCCTTCTTTAGCAGATGTGAACTTTTCCTCAAACCAATTTCCAACATTTGAGAATACATTTTTTATGCCTTCCCAAATTCCTCCAAAGAACTCTCCTAACTGTTGTGGCAGTAAACCTAATCCTTGTATTATTGCTACTGCTAATTGTGGAACTGCCTTTATAAGTTCTTTTGCGATTTGTGGAATAGCTTTTATTAAGCCCCAGAACAATTGAATTGCTCCTTGTACCAATAAGGGGGCATTTTCGGTTAATGCTTCTACAATTGCAATTACAATATTAGGTATTTCTGGAACTAAGGCTTCAATAATTTGAGGAATTGCTTGAATAATTCCCATAAGCAATTGAATTGCTCCCTGTATAACGGCATCTATATTGTCTGCTAGTCCAGCAACAATTGTAGTAATTATTCGAGGTATTGCCTTTATTAAAATTGGTATTATCTTAGGTATAGCTTCTACTATAGCCATAAATAATTGTATTGCCCCTTCAATTAGTTGAGGAATTGCATCAACTAATCCATAAATTATTTCATCTATAATTTCCTCTAAATTTCCAATTAAATTCTCTATTATCATTGGAATAGCTTTAACGATAGCCATAAAAAATTGTACTGCTGCCTTTAATAGAACTGGTATTCCATCTATTAATACTGTAACAATTCTATTTATTAATACCATTGCCTGTACAAGTATTTCTGGAAGCATTTCACCAATTCCTCGTATTATGCTTGCAACAATTTGTATTCCAACTTCTAATAATTGAGGCAACAACATGCTTAACGCTTTTACTATTTGTGGAATAACTTGCACTATTGCATTTGCAATTTGTGGCAAAGCTGAAATTAATCCTTTGAGTAATGTTGAAATTCCCTCTACGAATATTGGCAATATTTCTGCTATTAGATTAGTTAATTCAGGTAAAAGTCCCTCTGCTAGTTTAACTACTCCTGAAAAAACTATTTTTATTCTGGGAAGTAAATTTGAAGCTACTGTTCCTATGCTATCAATAAAATTTGTAAGTAATTGGTCAAAATTTTGCGTATCATCAGACAGTCCTGTCATTAAGTTTGTCCATGCTTACTTCATTGCATTTACACTTCCTTGTATGGTAGTGCTTGCTTCTTTAGCTGTTGTACCTGTTATTCCTAGTTCTCCTTGAATTACATGGATAGCTTCATATACATCATTTAAGCTACTAATATCATACTTAACACCACTTATTGCTGTAGCATCCTTAAGTAGTCTTTCCATCTCTGTTTTAGTTCCACCATAACCAAGTTTTAAGTTGTCTAACATTGTGTAATTTTGCTTAGCAAATCCTTGATATGCGTCCGTAATTCTTTCCATGTCAGTACCCATTTTATTTGCATTGTCTGACATGTCTGTAATTGCCATATCAGCTACTTTGGCTGCTCTGACAGTATCTCCATCTAAGCTCTGTAACAAACTAGCTGAAAAGCCCGTAACTGTTTCCATGTATTGATTAGCTGACATTCCTGCTTTTTTGTAAGCATTATTAGCATTTGTAATTACGTCATCTTGTGCTTGCATTAATTTGCTGTACTGGTCTTTTACATCATCTACACTTTTTCCAACACTTTGTGCATATTCTTCAATTGACTGTCCTCCTGCCCCAAACAATGTTTCAACTCCACCTACTAATTGCTCATAATCTCCATAACCAGAAATAGCTGATTTTGCTATCGCTATAAGTGCTGTTCCTGCAGCAGTGGCTGCTACTGCTAATCCTTTTACTAAACCACTTGCAAGTTTTCCAACTTTGCCTTCAGACTTTTCTGCTTCATTACCAACATTTTTCAATTCTTCTTCAATCGATTTTCCACTTTTAGTAGCTCTTTTCTCAGCTTCTTCTACATCTTTCAAAGAACTTTCATAGTTTTTTATTTCCTTTTCTGTTTTGTTTACTGCTCCTTGTTGATTTAAAATAGTTATACTAAGTTTATCTGAAGCATCCTTATTTGCTTGTTGTTCTTTTTCAACATCTGTTAATGCTTTTTGATATTTTTTGTATTCTTCTGATGTTTTAGATACTCCTTGACTTGCTAGTTGTGCGAGTTTAGCTTTTAGTTCATCTGCTCTTTTACCATTTTCACTATAAGCCTTATCAAGTTCTTGTTGTTGTTTTTTGTAATTCTCTAGTTTGCTTTTTTCTTCATTTAAGACTGAATTTAATTGTTTTAGTTTTGCAGTTACACCATCACTTGACTTTGCCCAGTTATCCATACCAGCACTAACTGCTTTAAACTCTGCATTAGCAAGTTTTATATTTTTATTAGCTTCACTTATTCCTTTTTTCAAATCTGATATATCGAGTTTATATCGTGTAGTAATGTCCTCGCCTTTTGACATGTTTTTCACCTCTTTTCAAGCACAAAAAAACACCAGATTTTTAATCTGATGCTTTGTGTTATTTAATTTGCTATTGCTCTAATATCTTCTATGTTTATTTGTCCTTCTAGTATCTCTACTCTCTTCCTTGCTTTTTGCATTGATTTCTTTCTTCCGTCAATTTGCTTTTTTAATGTACCTGTAATGTCCTTTACATAGTAAACTTTATTTGTTGTGCTTATATTAACATATATTGTTTTCTTTCCCTCTTTTACTGCAAAACAGTCTCTTACGTGGTTATCGTCTTTAAATGACGATATTATTCTATTTGCTTTTGCTTTGTAATATTGTTCTACTAACTTATTTGTATTTGGTGCTTCATCGTATGCTTTTAACAGCCCTATAATATGGTCTTGTTTTATTTCTCCTTTGTTATGAATTTCGTTATATATTGTTTCTTTTACTTTTCTATCCATAAGATTATTTCACTCTCCTTATACCTCTATAATTTTTCATTATTCTTTTTATTTCTTGCAAATTATTAATTGCTTGTTCAACATTCCTTTCTTCTTCTTCTAATTCGTCTTGAGACATATTTTCAGTCCAATACCCAACATTTTCCTCTGTTATTTCTACTGATATTGGCTTATATACTGCGTCATTTATTTTGCAATATATTCTATGTGCTTTGTCTAGTTCTCTACATTCTTCTTCGTATTGTTTTTCTTCTTTTGACTTTTCCTTTACTAATTGCAATACCCTAGACCTTGTTGGAATATCCTCATTTTCTCTAGCTTCTGCTTTTACTTGTTCTACTATTTCTTTATTAGAAGATAATGTTTCAAATCGCTCTGCTTGTTTCTGATTAAAACCTAATTCTTCAACAACTTGCTTTTTAGTTTTTTGGTTATCGACACTACTGTCGCTTACCATTTTTCCTGTATATTGATTTCCTTTTGTTGCTTTTGGTATTTGTTTTAACAAATCTCCTATTCTAACTTCTGCGTCAAGCAATGCTTCTGCTAACATTTGTGCTTCTTCTTTTTTCTGTTCTCTAACATCTTCTGCTAGTTGTAATTTATCTATTGCTCTTATATTTGCTCTAACTGCTGTAAGTTTTTCTCTTCCTATTAGAACAAACTTTGCTAAATCTTCTATGTTGTTTGGTAAATTTTGATTTTGTATTATAATTCCTTCTTGCATATTGTTTTCTCCCTTCTTCTATTCCAGTTAAATATGCTCCATACATCATTAGTGTTATCGGAATCACTAAACAAAAGAATATACCCCACCAATTAGTTATAACTAACATTATGCAATTTCCCTCCTGTTTCTTGATTTCCAAATATTTTTACTTGCTTCTACTTGTGTTCTATCAAATAAGTCAATTTTGCTTACCGCTTCTAATTCAAATTGTGTAAACACTTTGTTATTGTCTGGTTTTCCAAAAATATAGTTCATACTATCCAATTCTTCTTGTTTGTATAATTTCATAAACTGTTTAGTTTTTTCTTTATCTTTTAATATAAGGTCAATATCTTCTTCTCTTATTCCTACCTCAAGTTTTTGATAAATTTGTTTAATCTTTTCTTTTTCTTCCATAATAAAAAGACCTCCATTCAATTTTTACTTGAATTTCAGCCCTAACTGTGATACAATATATTTGTAAGGACTAAAATTCTTATTTGTGAGATAATCTGTGTGTTCGCCAAAACTTAGCAGGTTATCTCTCTTTTATTTTTTTAATTCATTGTAAACCTTATCTATACCCTCTCTAACAATATCTGATTTATTTTTATTACTATTTGCCATACAATAATCTAATTTTTCCTTATCTTCTTTAGATATTCTAATTTTTAATTCTTCGCTCTTAGGGTTGTTAGTAGGTCTACCCATTTTTTTATTACTAATTTTTCTCACCTCACTTTTGTTCACACATATATATTACTATATGTTCCCACAAAAGTCAAGAGGTATTTTAAATTTTTTATAAAATAAAAACACCTACATTTCTGTAAGTGTTTTAACTTTTATACTTTCCAATGATTTCCACAGTCTTGACAAACTGCTGTACTTATATGTTTTGTTACTAATTTTTGTTTTTTGTGTCCAAATAATGCACATAGTAGTCTAGGTATTGTAAGAAAAAACCATAAGCACAACTCTAACCACCAGCCTATTAATATCCACCATAAAAAACTATGATGTTTATCTTTTAATTTACTTTCTGTTACCATTTGAACATTAACATTTTCGCTTCCACATTTAGGACATTTCATAATATATCCTCCCTTTATTTTAATATAAAAAGAGTATACATTATTTTTCGACAAAAAGCAATACGTAAACCTTTACTTTTTTATTACATTTTTCGACATTATTCTACATTTATTCTTTATAAATTTTTTCTACTAAAGCTTCTTCTAACGTTTTGGAAAAATTTATTTTTAATTCTTCTGCTTTAGTATTTACCCATTTAGGTATATTTACTGTCTTTTTTATTAATTCTTTTCCCCATTTTTCTGCAAATGAATTAATATCTACTACTACATATGTTTTAAATTTAGAAACATAGTCCCAATCTTCTATTTCTATATTACTTTCTATTTCATCAAACAGTACATTTTCAATTTTACTTGCTTTTGGAATTTTATTTCCTTCTTCCATTTCATCTAATATTAATCCTGCTATTAAATCCTCTGCCATATATATTGCTTCTTCTAATGTATTACCACATGTTGAAGCATTAGTATTTAATGCCTTTTCTAAGTCTGGAACAAATACAGAGTAGCCACCTTCTTTTTCTTCGTAAAATAATACTGGATAAATAACTTTCATAAATATGCATCTCCTCAATATAATTAATATGCAAGAGGGTCTATTTCAACCCTGCTTGCTTTAGGATTTTGTTAAGAGTTCCCTTTGGTATATCTCCTTTGTGATTTGGTATTGGTATACTTCCGTTTATATCTTTATGTTTATATATGTAATGTGAACCATTTGTATGGTGATGATACCAACCTTTGGAAATTACCATTTTCTCCAATTCTCGAAATGTCATGACTATTTCCTCCTAACAATTATATTGTACTACGTATTGTACGTATTGTCAATATTATTATATTATTTTTCTCTAAAATCTATTATATTATTCTACATTTATTGTTTTACTGGTACATAGTACCTTGTTTTTCCATTTACTTCTTTGTAGTGTGTTGTATTTTCTTTATTTTTACTATTATTGTTTAATCTTCTAACTAATAGCAAAACATCTGAAAATCTTTGTTTTCTAACATCGAACGGGCTTAAATTAGGAAAACGTTCGCAAATATCAAGCTGTAACTCAAAAAAAGTTTCGTAAAGGGAAGTATTACTATTACTTCCCTTTTTTAGTTTTTTTCGTCTATACCTTTTCCTATTTCAGTTATACTAGATTTTACTATATTTACTAAAACTTTTGTTATTTCTTTTACTTTTGTATGTTTTAGTTCCTCGTCTGTCATTCCTTCAAATACATCTTTTAATAATGCCTTTATAGTTCCCATTCCTTTTGGAACTGCTTTTCCTACAAGCATTATTATTTCTTGGTCGCTACCTGTTTTTAGTTCGTCTACATTTATTAAGTCCATAAAGTCTTCTACTGTCCCAAACATCAAATCATATGTATCGTTTGTATAAGTTTTTGTGATTTCTTTTTTATTATATATATTTATTTTTAGTTCCATAACTTTTCTCCTTTTCTATTAGGCTTTTGGTTGTAATAAATCTGGTGTTGTTACTTTATCAAAGAATGTTGATAAGTCTGCTTTTCCGTCATCGTCTACACTTAGATATTTACAATTTCCGAATTTAGGGAATTTTGTTGATGTATGTATGCTTGTATATGTGTATTCCATATTTGTTGCGTCTGTTCCACCGTTTTGCGTACTGTGTGATTTTCCTCCACCAGAGAATTTTCCTTTGTATATCCAGTTATATTCATCGTCTCCATTTATCTTATTTGCTATAAATCCTAATGCAAAGTATTTTTTCTTTTTCTTTGTTCCGACTAATGCTCCTGTTGCTTCATCATATGTTGTGCCTTCGATTAATGCTCTAGTTTCCTTTGAAGGTACTGATACTACTAATGTGTAAGTATCGTCTCCTTCACTATCTACTACTATTGCTGACATATTATCATAATAATGTGCTTCTGAAGCTTCATTTACCTCCCCTGATACTTGTTGTACACCAGATAAAGGTTGCACATCTCCATAAACTTCTTTTGTGCTTCCATCTTCTTGTATTTCTTCTTTAAGTTCTGCTATTACTAATTTTTCAATACCCATGTATTCTTCAAATTTTAATGACATTTTAAATACCTCCTATTTTTTTCTACCAGTAAAAACTGGATTTATTCTATTATTTGCACGTTTATTCCTCGTCCTGTGTGTGTTGGTTCATCACTTGCTACATCGTGTCCTTTTCCATTTACTATAAAACCTGCTTTTATTAGTTTTTCTTTTGCTTCTAGTAACAAACTATTTACTGTTTCTGGATTATTTGAATAAACGTTTAAATCAAAGTCCCAAACATAATTATTGGGTTTATTATCATAATGTGAGTTTTCATCTGTTGAATTGTTCCAAAACGTAAAAAACGTTTCTGGATATTGCTCATTTTCATTTAATGAGCCTTGTTGTATAATAGGGTAGCCAAATGGCTCTAGTGTTTTAATTAATAAATCTTTCATTTTAACCGTTTAGCCTCCTTATTTCTTCATAAAATATGTCTTCTTGAATTTTTTTAACTTCATCAAGTGTTTTCTTTCCCCAGAAAGCATTGTACATCTTTTGGTTTTTCATGTGTCTAGGTGTCCCATAAATCATAAATACAGAAGCAAGTCCACCATTACTAATACTAAAACCAGTTTTTACACTTCCTAATGTTCCTTCCCATTCGACTTTTGGTTCTTTATACAGTGATTTTAATGTATCTCCTTTTGAGTATTTTCCTTTTTTGGGCAAGTTTGATTTTTGTACTGATTCTTCTGCGTTTTTTGTAATAACTTTATGACTTTCTTTTAATGCTTTTTCTGCTGTACCTTTTACATTGCTTTCTAGCTTAGTAAGTCTTGCAATAGCTTCGTCAAATCCATCAAATTCTAAATAGCATTTATTAGACATATTAAGCACCACCCTTGACCCTTTTTACTTTAAACTTTAAAAATTGGTTTCTCATGTTTATGTTTTCTGGCTCTCCTAATATGTCATATATAGCTTCTGTATTTGCTACTGCTATTCTACAATTAGCTTTTATATCTGGTTTGTACCATGTTTCTATGTTTGCTGTATCTTCTATTGAATATACTCCATTTACGTTTTTCTCAGTTCCTCCATAAGTTTTGAAACTTCCAAAAAACAAGTTAATCGAATTACCTTTATCATCTAAAATATTTAATGCTTCTTTTATTGTTGGATATTCTTTTTTTGCAACTCCACTTACTTTTTTATATGTTGGAACTAACAAAACTAATGGAATTGGATTTTCAATTGTTGGTCTGTAATTGCTCATCTTTTTCCCCTTTCAAAGCTAATTGTGTAACTCTTTGAAAAAAGTATGGCGACAGCTGAGTCCCGCCACTTCCATAGTTCCACAAGTCTGATACACCACGCATTATTACGCCTTTTGCTTTTTTAGAATTTACTACACTTTCTGCAATTCCTCCTTCAAGCATAAATCCTTTTACATCGTCTATATATTCTTGAATAGTATCGTCTTGATAAGTTCCTGTAATTCCTAAGCCTTTTTTTACATCTTCTAAGATTTCTGTGTAAGCCATGCTTATCTCCTCCTATTTAGAAGCTAATTTTACTAGCTTTCTCTGGTCTTTTAACAATTCATCAGCTCTCTCTTTGTTTACTTGAATTTTGTCTCCAATAATATATTTTTTGTCTGTATATTTATCAGTAAATGCTATTAAGATTTCTAGTTTTACAATTTCTTCTTGTACTGTTTTTTCTAGTTCATTTTCATTAACATTATCGTTTTTCTTAGCCATTTATAATTCCTCCTATTTTAAAATTTTAGAGGGAGTTTGTCTCCCTCTTTCTATGCTGTTACTTTTTTCTTTAATAAATATATGTATTGTGTATTTAGTGGTTTACCATCTAAAATAACTAAACCTTTTGTAATCCATTTGTTTTTATCGTCATCGAAATATCTCTTGTATCCGAAAGTCATATTTGAATTAATTCCATACGCTTTTTCAGGTACCCAGAATATTCCAAAGTATTCTCCGTCTTGACATAAATCAAATGACTTAAATAAATCTTGCTCTGTTCTAAGTACTGTATATTCATTAAATTTATGTTGTCTATCACTAACATCAAAACCAGCTTTTTTTATTGGTTGATTGTTTGCGTCTTTTAGTGTGCATAAATTGCTTACATATGTTTGTTTTGCCATAGCAAATTCAGGATTTGCTCCTTCCATTGAAATTGGTATTTCGGCAAATAATTTCTTTTCCCACGCTGTCCAATCTGCAATTTCTTCTTCTGTAAATTCTATGATGTGGTTTGTCGGAACTCTTTTTAAGCCTTTAGCAATGTCAGTTAAAATTCCTGTTGGTTGTCCTTCTCCAGTTCCTCTTAATACAGCTATATCTCTAGCTTTTAAATATGCTATTAATAGAGCATTTATTAATTCTTTTTCAAATATTTCAACACTTAAAATGCTTTGTAGTAATGATTGTGCTATTCTTATTTCTCCGATGTGATATGAGAATACAACACTACCAGTAACTCCATTTACTTTTTGTTCCTCACTAACTCCATGTTCTTTGTCATTTCCGTCTGTTCCATTCCATATAAATGTTGCTTCAAAATCTCCTATAGAAATTTCAACACCACCTTGGACATTCAACATACGAACTCTTGAAGAAAATCGTCCATATGTTCCTTCTATTTTTTTGATTAATTCTTGTAAAATTGTATGTGGAATTAATACACCAAGTTCTTCGCTTGTTACTTCTCCTGTTGCTCTAGTTTGAATATAATATTCAGATAAAATTTCATTTAGTCTTTCACTTCTTTCTCCTGTTTGTGCATAGTGCTTAAACGCTGTTCTATACTCCATTGTAGAAAGTAAATCTTCATCATTTGAACGTTGTGTTCCTTGATTCATTTGATTTGATTGGATAATATTTAATGCCATATTTGGATTAAATCCACTGTCATTTCTTTCTTCTGTGTTATCATTGTTTTGTTCTGCTTCTAATGAAGCTATTTGAGTTTCTAAACTTCTTATTTCTTCTGTAACCTCTGTTATCTCTGCTGATAATGCTCTTACCTCTTCTAAATTTTCACTTTTTTCATTTCTTTCTTGTAATTTTGCTAATTTTGCCTTTCTTGCACTTAATAATTTTTTAAGATATTCTAACATCTTACATTCCTCCTAATTTTATTAAATTTTTGTTTTTTATTTTTTGTATTTCTAATAGTTTCTTCTTGTCGGTTTCCTCCGATAATGCTTTTCTGGCTTCCTCCAGTGGCGAGTATTCAGTTTCCTCTGAAATATCTCTTGCATTTATAGAAGTCTGGGGGTATGCTGGAAAATTCACAACACTAACCTCATGAACTATTGAAATTTCTTTTATTACTCTTGTTGGACATTCTGTGTCTAAGTCGAACCATTCTTGACTTTTTATTCTAAACATAAAGCTCATACCGTCCATATCTCCACGTTTTATTGCAGAGTACAAACTTCTAGCTTCTTGATTGTTTTCTGTGTCTAATGTAGCTTTTATATGTAATCCTTCATTATCTATATTAAAACTCATTGTTCCTCGTCCGTTTTTTGTTCTAGCAAGTGCGATTTTATTTGTGTCATGATTAACAAATAATCTTATGTCTTTTAAATCTGCATTATCTAAAGCATGTACATCAATTCTTTCGTTATATTCTCCTGCCCAGTCTTGCATTTTTGTGTCTTGATTAAATACAATAGGTGTGCCTTCTATTACTGATCCTTCTTCTTCATTTTCTACTGCTCTAAATGTAGCAGTAAATTGCCTTGTTACTAATTCATTCTGACTGTTCTTTCTTTTTTGGCTTTTCTTCATTACCATCTTCTTCACTCTCCTTTTTATTATCTGTTTTATTGTTTTCTGCATTTGTTTTGTTACTTGACATCGCTATTTTTCCAGCCAACTCTGGTAATGGTGTCATTCCGAATGCTGTTCTTAATTCATTGCAGTAACACGATGCTGTATCAACTAATATGTTAAAAAACTCTATTTTCTGACCTGTCTCCATGAAAATTAACTCATGTGGATAGAATTTGATTTGATTTCCAAATCCTTTTTCTCTGTCAGTAAATAAAGTTTTTGTAAACGCTTGTGATATACTTATTATTAGTGGTTCTAGTGTTTTTTGGTAAAATGCCTCATATTGTTTCTTTGTGTAATCGCCTGTAAGTATTGGAAGTGGTACTCCATAGTTACGAAGTATCTTTTCATCTATAAATTTTAATGTTTTGTCATCTACTAGTTGAATTTTGTTTTGCATTGGTATGTATTCCCCTTTTACGTCAAGAGGTAAGAATCCACTTTTACTGTTTCGTATTTTTTCTTCCAATTTTTCTATGTTTTTCTGCATTGTTCCATCATCTATTAAGGTGTTATATTTTATTACTCCATTTATAGTAAAACTTGATTTTAATGCTTTTGCAACACCTTCTAATAAAGTGTTATTTAGTTCTAAGGTTTTAAGTAATGCTTTGTTGTCTGGCTGTCCTCTTTCGTCTCCTCCCATAAAGTCATTTATTGAATATTTGTATTTTATATGTATTACATCTGAATATCTTATTGTCGTTTCATAACCATTTAAAAATGAAAATTTAACAAATAATCTTCCTGATGTATCTTGTAAAAAATCTACATTAGTAGGTTGTATCGGATATAGTCCAGTATATTTCTTTACTTTGATACCGTTATTGTCTGTTTCTGTTGTATATGTAGGTATTATAAAGCTGTTATAGTTTAAGAATAATTGCCAAAATATTTTTTCAATGAACTCACTTGTTGTCATTTTTTCGTTTGGTTGGTTCAATAGTCTTTGTATGTTGCTATTTTCAATTGGCGTTGGGTCTGCTCCGTTTAGTCTTATATGTTTTGGAACTAATTTCTTTAACTCGAAAACTATGCAACTTATTGTCTGTTGCACTACATCACTTGCGTAAATGTCTTTTCCGAATTGACTAAAGATTGGTACATATCCGTTTGTCCAATCTGCATACCTCTTATTTTCTTTATTCTTTTTAAATTTATTAATAAAATCAATAAGTATCATGTTTCTACCTCACTTGTTCTAAAAAACTACTTCTAAAACGTCTAAATGTTTCATAAAGTATAATTAGCGTTACTGCTCCGTCTATTCTTTTGCTGGCTTGTCCTTTTACTTTGACGGGTTGTGCATTTCCTATGTCATCAATTTGCATTGCACAATTCCCTAAACACCATTTATCCATTTTGTTTTGATTATAATTGACTGTTTTACTTTTTAATTCTGCTTCTGTTAGTTTCATTGCACTACTTAATGCTTTTCCTTGTTGTATCATTTCTGTTTCAAATCCATATTCGTTCATTCTATCTAAGAAGTCTTTTGCAAATCTTTGGTCGTATCCACATTTGTAAAGTCTTAGTCCATAATCTTTATAAAGTTCATAAAACCAGTCTGCAATTTTTGTTATATTTATTTCGTTTCCTTCGTGTATTGTGAGAAGTCCTTCTTTTGTCCACTCTTTGTATTCTGCTCCAGCTGATTTATCATTGCTATCTTCTAGCTTGTTTTCGGGTATCCAGTAATGAGAATAAACATATTTATGCTTATCTCCTTTTTTCATTAAGAGTATTTTCGCATTTGATAAGTCTGTTGTTTCTGACAAGTCAACTGCTCCTAATATTAATGCTCCTCTAAAGTCTTCTAAGTCATATACTGGTATTTCATAGTCATAATCTTCAAGCATAAGCCATGCTTCTGCATTTCCTACTTTTATATTAAAATCCTTTGTTAATAAGTGCATACGTGCTGCTTTATCATGTTTAGCTGTTTCAATATCACGTTTTAGCTTTGCAACTTTCTTAACTCCATATCTGATAGAAGGATTAGACTTTTCCCAACTGGCTTCATCTTGCCAGATTTCCTGTTCGCTATCTTGTTCATAAAGCCACGCTAAAAAATGTATATCTTCCCTTTCTCCATTTATAATTGCTTTTGCTGTTTCAAGTTTTTTGTCTAGGTAGCCATCTGTAATAAATCCTTGTGTTGTACAGTTAAGAAAAAGTGGTTCATCATGTGTTGACATTGCTCTCCAACATGCTTCAGCTATTTCATCATCTGGCATGTCATGACTTTCATCTAAATATACTTTTTTGAAATTAAAACCGTCCTTATTTTGGGTTTTACTTGATAATCTAACAACCTCAATATTTTTTAAGTCATTTTTTATCAAAACCAAATTTTGACTTGTCATAACTTTTTTCGGGTCTAGTCTTTGTCTCATGCCTCCTAGTTCTGACCAAATTAATTTTGCTTGTCTGTCATCATTACTTGCACAGCATATGCCTGTTCCTCCTTCTCCTACAAATAAATCAGTGTTTCCATCGGCTGCAAACATTGTTGATTTTCCATTTTTACGTGCAATTTCTAATAGTACTTCTGTAAATCTTCTTAGTCCTGTGTCTGCCATTTTAAAACTGTAAACTGCTTCCCAGAATGCTTTTTGCCATATCATTAATTTGATTGGCTTCATGTAATATGGGGCTTTACTCTGTAAACAATTTTCTTCTTGAAATCTTATTCTTTCATGTGCTTCTGTTGTGTCATAAATGTATCTGTCATCTTTTAAGTCTTCTAGCAAGTTTCTAAGTTCTTTTTTTAGCCAATATCCAGCTATAATTTCGCCATTTTGTATCATTCCATAGTATTGGGTTAGATAATTGTTATAAGGTATCATATTTTAAATCCAGCTAATCTCTTTAATAATTCGTCTTGTGCTGATGTATCTTGTTTATTAAGTAAAGAACTTAAAATTCTTATAGCATTCATATAGCTTTGTGAAAATTCTTTGTATTGTTTTGAAGCTGGAGTCGCTTTTTGTTGGCTTGGGTCTTTTGGATTTATTCTTAAAAATGGTATTGTTTTTAATTTTGTCATCTCATCTTCAAGAAAAATCACTTCTTCGATGAGTGGATCTACTAATGTTTTTATATTCTTATCAACACCTTTGAAAATTTCTTCTAATTCTTCTAGTCTACTCATTAAAACACCTCCATATTGGAAATTTAAAAAGAAGACTAAGTAAAAATGTGTATCTTTACACATCTTTATTTAATCTTCTTTTTATTCTTAAAACTTTTTCAATTTTTCTCTAAAAAAATGAATTTTGGGGTTTGTGTGCAAAAGAGGACTCCCTTACAGTCCCTCCGTAACTCTATTTTTATTGATTGTAGGGGGGCTATGCTGTATACAGTTCAAACCACTCTTCAATGTATTCTTTCCATTTTTCTGTTTTACTTCTTACTAAGCATTCTTCTTTTGTACTGTCAATGTATATTAGTTCTGCTCCTAGTTTGTCTGCTATTCTTTCTCTGTCCATTTTTAATGGATAACCTCCAATTACAAAAGCATTACGCCACATTCCTGTTCTTGTTTTTATTTGGTCTAGTATACAGTCACGTATATTGAATACATTTGCTTTTAATCTGTTAGGCTTATTGTACTTATCACTATTACATATACATTCCCATATATTATCTATATCTAGTATTAAGTCATCTTTGTTAGCTACTCTATTAACCCATGTACTTTTACCTGAACAAGGACTGCCATATACAATATATACCTTTTGTTGTAAGAACCCAAATCGTTCATGAATTTTGTTATGACATATGAAGTCCACAAGACTTATATTGTCAGGATTTAAACTTATCTCTAAGTTATTTACATTAGCTTCTGTTAGTTCTTCTTTGTGATGTCCTATAATATCATATGCCTTTGTCATTGGATTACCACAGTGTTCACAATAAAGCACACCATCTTCTGATACTCTTTCTAATTTTATTTGTTGTAATAGGAATTGCCATTCTTTACTTTTATAAAAATTATTTAACGTAAACATATTACCAATTTTCCTTTTCTTCTTTCTTTTTATCTAACTTTAGCTTTTCCTTTTTTAGTTCATATAACTGAGGACTAACAACTAAAATGTCGTTTAAGTTCTTTAATGCAGATGTAAGTTCTTTTAAACCTTTCTTGTCTATTATATCTGTGTATGACTTTATTTCTTCTTTTTCTTCTACTGTTTCTTTTTTAGGCTTCTTAACTGCATAATCATATTCTACTGTTTTTGTCTTTACTTTATTAGTTGCTAAATGCATATTAAGTTCATTGTTTGCTTCTAATACTTTTTTTAATAAATCATTAGCAACATCTTTTATTTGTATGATTTTATCTGCTTCTTTTTCACTTTCTTTTTCAATAATTTTTTCTACAATTTTGGTACTCTTTTTGTCCTCTTTTAGTACCTTTTTTTCTTTCCACCCGTTTAGTGCTTTTTTTAGTACTCCCATTTTGCTTTATTCCTTTATCTTTTAGAAAGCTACTCACTGATTTATACTCACCTAATATGTATTCTTTTTCTAACTGCTTCCAGTCATACTTCATCACTCCCACCTACTTTATTTTGATTATATTGTTTACTTGTATTTATATCTAGTTATTGTTTCATAAACTTTATTATCAGCATATTTATTAATTGTCTCTATTTTTACTATATCGTCATCTAAAATAGATACTTCTAAACCTTCTTTACTTTCAGTTATATTATCAGAAGTTACCTTACTTTTTAATTGTTCTGTTAAAACTTTTATTTTATCCCTATAATAATCCATTTCTTCACTTAACTTTTCTATTATTTCTTTATCACTTATACTTGATATTCTTCTACCATATTTTTTCTTTGAAATTCTTTCTCTTTCATACTCATATCTACTTTTACTTTCTTCCATATAATTTTTCTCCTTTTCTCTTATCTATTCTACAATATAGAACTTATAGTCTTATGATGTTTCAAATAATCCATTGCACTTAAATATGTTAGTCCTTTTTGTTTTGCATTCTTTATATACTTTTCTGCTGATTCTTTTGTCCATTTTCGTTTCATTATTCTTTCCTCCTAATTACAATACATTATTTCTTTTCCATACTCTACTGCTACTTGATGTTCTATTTTACAACCTCGTGCTTTTTCCCAGCCTTTCATAAATATTACTTTGTCAGCACTTGCTAAAAACTCTATACTCTTTGATAAAAACCATACTGATTCATCTACATTTTTTGGTGCTTCATCAAATACTGTATCTAATACTATGTCTCCTTCTTCTTCAACTCTCTTTACTAGTTCTTCTCTTTCTTTTAGTATTTCTTTATTACTTCTATTTCTCATTGGTTGACTTATCATTACTTTCATACAAATTCCTTCTTTCTTTTATACTGTTCAATACTGTTCAATACTGTTCAGAACTGTTCAGTTTTTCTATAAACACTATGTGATGGTATACGGACTTTCAACCTCTTGCTTCACTCTTCGGCTATTTTATATCACTACATACTATTTATACGGCATTGGCTAAGCAAAGGTTTTTATGCTTATTTAAAGAAATGAAAGGAGGTCACTATACCGAATTATTATGTGACATACCTTGTTCTACCAATTTTATTTTAGTTTTTTAACTTTTTCTGTCTTTTCTCTGCTTTTCTCTTTTTATTTTCTGCTGTTCTCGCAAATTGTTCCGCATATTTTCTTTTTCTCACTTCTTTATTTGATTTATGATGAGTTCCCATTCTTCACACACTCCTTTTCTTTACACTTATAAACTTCTTTATCAAAATAAGTACAATTCTTACATTTTAGCAGTTCTCTTATTGCTTTTTCTCTTTTATTTTCTTCGTCTATTTCTCCAGCTAATATACTTCCTTTATTTTTCATGTAAACACCTTCTTTTGTGTATAATAAAAGAGCTTACCATTTCCGATAAACTCCGATTTTCTACTTATTTTTTTATTATATATTGATTATTTTTTACTTATAGTTTATAATAATTTTTGCTTCTGCATATCCTCTTTTTTTAGTCTTTGGAAAGGAGGTACATATGAAAAATCTTTTTAAGTTACTAGCATTATTATTAATTTATCTTATTTTTAAGAATTTTGATAATTAATGCAAAAGACTAGAGTTTGCGCCTCTAGTCTTTTTTTGCTTCTTATCTTTTTAAGTTACTTAGAATTAAGGAGGATAACAAATGTCTATATTAAACATCTCTCTTAATTCCATAATATTATACTCGTGCTAGCAGAAAAAGTCAACACTTTTAGTCTAACTTTTTATACTTTTAGTATAATATCAATATAATTATATCATTTTTATGTAAATCTTGCAACTTTTTAAAAAGAACCTAACTATTGTTAAGTTCTAAATACTTTTTTATATTAATCAAAGGTGGTTTTCTCACTTTATTCTAGTGAGCCGTTGCATTGGATTTTGATATTTTCCATATCTACAACGTTTTCATTATATATATTAGCACATTTTTATATTAACATTCAATAACATTTCATATCACGTTTTCAAACATTCTTAAGGCTGTGCCATGTTTTCTGCAAATATCAACATAACTGTAGCCTAGTTCACTTGCTACATCTACTAATGTCTTCCCTTGTATGTACACTAAGTCTAAAATTAACCTATATGGCTGTTCTACTTTATCTAGTTGTTGTAATATACCTTTTAGTTTTTTATTCTCTTCAATCATCTTGTCTAGCAATTCATTTAGCATATCTTCTAATTGTACTATCTTTTCCGCTTCTGTATCTTGGACTTGTTTGCTTCCTCGTGGAATATCTGATATTGTGTTTGTTAATTTATTTATTGTACTTTTGCAACCTTGTATGTATTCTATTCTGCCGTCTATCCATAATCGGTCATATCTACAATTTTTTAAATCTTTTCTATCGTAATCTATCATATGTACTCCTTCCTTCTATAAATTTCTGAAATACTTGTCTATTCTTATGTCAAGATTTCCTAATGTTTCTCTTGAATATGTATCAAAATAATCTTTTCTTGCTTGTTCTCGTGTCTTATAAAATCTACATTCTTTTTCTTTGCAAATTTTATCATCTAAACAATAACATGTATGTTTATCTATATCTGTAAAACATTTTTCTTTATTTTTCATTTTCATCGCCTCCGCTTCCTTTGATTTTCTAAGTATTTCAATATAGCTTTCTCTACTACAGCTAACGCTTCATAATTACTTATATATCTTCCTGCATGCCTATTTGACATTTCACTTCTTATTATTCTTATTCTGTGATTATATCTACTCTTATATATTTCTGCTAACTTATTCTTGTTTATTCCTTCTCGCCATAATTTAATGATTTCTTTTTCTATCAATACTAACACCTCTTTAGATGTAGTATGTCTATTTTTTATATAATTTTTCTATTTTTTTCTTGTTTTTATGCTGTAAATTTATTAACAAAATATATTTGCCCTTTTCCTGTAACCTTAGTTGTTTTACTCACACTTACATGTCCATCTGAATGAGTTATACTTGTTTCTTTTATTTGGAATAATCCTAAATTCATTGCTTTCTGTGTAGGCATATTATAGTCAGTTCCTTTTCTACTTATTAAATAATCATTATCTCTTAACCATTGAAATAATCTATTTTGCCCTATCTCATGTCCATTTTGTTTTAATATCTTCGCTAATTCTCCTACCAATATTGATGTTTTGCTAGTTTCTACACTATCTGCGAATAACACCTTTGGTTTTTGTTTTTCTATTGTACCCTCTAACTGCTTATTTTCTTGTCTTAACTTTTCTACTTTAGCATTAAGTACATTCATAGCTTTTAGTATAAGTTCATCTTCATTCATGTTTTCTTCTCCTGCTATATATCCTCCTGTTTGCCTTATTGCTGGTAATATTTCATCTGTTACTATGTCTTGAAATCTTCTTGCAATTTCATTTTTAGCTTTAAAACATAATTTGTAGAATATGTTTTCTGGTATGTATTCAGGTATTCCTGTTTTTCCCACTTGTGGAGAATTATCATCGCAACTTGTTGCGACGTTAAATTCATTTAGATATCCTCTTACTGTTCTCCATCTTATAACTTCATTTCCACTGTTTGCTATTTCAGTAAATCCTAACCCTCTCGCTATGTCTTCTGTATTTAATTGTGCTACTCCCTTATTATCTTGATAACCTCTTACATTTTTAATAATCATAATTTTATTTTCCATTTTATTTTATCCTCCTTAATAATTCTATAATATCTTCACTAAATATGTATTTTTCATAAATGCTATCTATAAAATCATACATTTGTTTCTTTGTCCTTATTCTTGATATTTCTTTTTCTATATCTGTTACTTTCTTTCCATACTTTCTTATTGCCAACAATTTTGTAATTTCATTTATTTTGCATTTACATACCTTATATGCTTTGATTTCATTAATATCTGGAAATAATACTGTTCCAAATATTAATTGAAGTACCCCTTTAGCTGAAATATATGTATTTTCATCTATTATTTCTGTGTTATTCATTATGCTACACCTTCCTTCCACTCTTGCTTTCACAAATTATTATCTTGCACCTCCTAAGATGTCTAAGACATTGTCCCAAGTCATAATACCTTTTGCAACTCTCCTGTATGCTTTACTCATAAACTTATAAGCATTTTTACTTATATTTCTTCTTCCTTTTAAAAATTCTCTTAAATCCTCTGTAAAATTTTCCATAATAAAATACCTACCTTTCAAATATCTTCTCGAATACTTGAAAAGTAGGTATATTTATGCTAAAATATACTTAGATTTACTTTTACAAGTAATTCGTTCGTGATATAGTGTTTCAGTTTACCAGACAGGACACTATATCCTTTTTATTTTTTTATCCTACTATGTCTTTCTTCTATGCATTCCCTTACTATTTCAGAACGGCTTTTGTCTTCTTCTTTACAACAAGTGTCTAACTTTTTTATTATTTCGTTATCCATCCTTACTCTTAGCATATAATCCTTAGAATTTTCAATAGTAGGTCTACCTCTTTTAGCAACCATTCTATCACCTCTTTTTTGTTGCTACGATAATTATATATTGTTGCTACAAAAAAGTCAATAGTTTTTCTAAAAAAATATTTTTATCTAGTAAACTAGGTATTTTATTAAATTTTCAATGTGCTTTTTATTTGATTTTAATTTCCTATGATTTTCGTGAAATCACGAAAATGGTTCATTTTACTGTGTTAGCTTATTTGATGTTACCGACATCGATGTCGCTACCATATCTCAATTCTTGATATTCGTTTTTCTTTCCTGTTATTAAATACCAAATTTTTTCATACCATTTCAATTTTCTTTTAAAATATAATTTTACTGGTTCTTTGTTTTCTGTTGGCATATTTATTCCTCCTCCAATAGTTCTTGTATCTTTTTTATTGTTGGTTTTGCTTCTTCTATAATAGTGTGTTCATCAGTATAAAAAACAATTTTATTTTTATAGATATCGAAAAGTCCCCAATCCTTATTTTTACTATCATCTTTATCATAGACATATACAGCATAAGAATTGACTTTATCTATGTCGTAATATCTTTCTAATAACATTGATTTTTCCCATAATTTTTCAAATTTATCATCACTCATAATTTATTTCTCCATAAACTCTAAAAATTCTAATAAATCTGTGTCATTATTAAATTTTGCGTATCCTTTTACGGTTTTTATTTTATCTTTTAAAACATAGTTTATATAATTACTATGATTTTCTAGTATTAATTCTTTTAGCTTTCATATTTTTTTCCTACTTTCTTTTGCAAGTCTGATAATGCTTGATAATATCCTTGTGCTTCACTTAATTTTGATATATGTAGCTTGTCTGAGCATAATTTTGTTTTGCATTCTCAAATCTTTTATCTGCTTTATTTAAACTTTCTTGTATTAAATCGTTATATCTTGTACTTGTATTTAATAGCATTTTAAAATTCTTTTGACCGACTTCTTCTAATGTCTTATTTATAAATCTCTGTTTTACTATTTCTTTATCTTTTAAATCTATAATCGCTTGTTTTGCTTTTAGTAGCTTAGCGTTACAGTATATTTGTATCGCTATAACTATTTCTAGTCCTGCTGTTAAAAACCAAATTCCATTTTTTTCTATTATTGCTAGTACTATACATATTATCGCTAGTAATACTTGTACTATAATTTCTTTTATCTTTATTTTATTTAACTTTGTTTTTTCTTTCCATTTATCTTTCATAGTTTATCCTTTCTAATTTATTCAAATCAGTATCAAAACTTAGTTGTCCGTCTAACGAAATTCCGTTTAGTGTATCCTCGCTTATCATTGATTCTTTTGCTTTATTATAAAAATCCTTTTTTATTTCAAACCCATAATAGTTCCTATTCAATTCAGCACATGCTCTTAACGTTGAGGCACTTCCTGCAACTGGATCTATTACTACATCATCTTCATCTGTAAAAATCTCTATAAGTCTTTTTAGTAGTAGCACTGGCTTTTGCGTTGGGTGTATTTTAGGATATTCTTTTGAGTTATCTCTCTTCCACTCAAACCAGTTAAAAATCATTTTACCTTTTTTTGTTTCTGTTCTTCCGTTGTTAAATTTAGGTAATTTATCTCTATATAACACTACTGCATATTCTGTTGCTCCTACTATTTTCATATTTGCTTTTAATACTGATGCAGAATAATTTTTTATAAATATTAATGGGTAACTATGTAATAATCCATGTTTTTTCGCTTCTTCAATTTCTTTGAGCTGTTCTTCTGTAGGTTTTTGACCGTTTTCAATAAGGAGGTTCGACTCTATTCGTCCCCTGCTCTCTGAGCAGACGCGGATTGGCTATCTATATTCAATGGGGATCCCATTGAGGGATTTCACCGAATATTTCAAGGACGTCACTGACCGGCTGCTGAAACAAACCGAAGACAGCGCCGGGGAACTCGGACGGCCCGTTGTATACCTCCCTTCCGCCAAAGACAGGAAAGAAGACATCGCCAAAGGCTTCCTTCTTTCAGACCCTGTGGACGAAGGTCTCATCTGTGTCCTGAAGACACTGGAATCCTGTAGAACCGCAAAAGTTGTCGGCAGGGAAGGAAAGCATTTCCTGAGGTCTTCCTATACCAAATGCCTCCACTATTACCTCTACTATCTGGACAGGGAATTCGGCTTCATGTTCGTTAAGATACAAACATGGTTCCCTTTCAATATCCAGGTCTACATAAACGGCAGGGAATTGATGAAGCATATATTCGACGCCAACGGCATCTCCTACCAGTGCTATGACAATTCCTTCACCGATATCAGTGATGTGGCAAAGGTCCAACCTGCAAAAGCACCATATTGGGGATTTCTGTCTCTTGCCTCCAACAATAGCACCATATAATCCGCACAAAGCATGGCATCATCAATCAACAATACACAATCAACGTTGCAATTGATAGCATACACAATTCCTCTCGCAAAACCGCCTGCTCCTCCAAGATTTTTGTTACATTCAATAATCTGGTAACTGCTGTTTCTCTGTGATAGCTCTTCCAAATATTTTTGCGTTCCATCTGTAGAAGCATTGTTAACAATAATGACTTTTGATGCAGAAACCGTTTGTTTTTTAACCTG